CCATTCTCGTACAGGTTTATGGCCTTAAATATCTGCAAGGCGACTTGAGGGACAATGGCGTTGCCATACGCTTTTATGCTTTCTCGTCTCCACTTTGAAAAGGTGATGCCGTCCAGTTCTTTGGGAATCCCATCATCTCCTCCACAAACAGGGGGGACAGTTGGGAACCGCTCCCAGTCATTAGCCGCGTCCTTTTGGTGAGACTGTCTTGCATTTCCGCTCCCGTGCTTTTGTAGCCCTCTTGAGCGCATGGTGTTGGAAGCATCCCAAAATACGCCATCTGCTTGAGCGGATTTTGTAGCGCGTCGCCGTGCTTCTCCTTTGCTTTGTCCCACGCTTCCTGACTCCTGGGTGTGTTGTAGTCGAACTTCGTCGGCGTCGGAAGCATTCCCTTCTCGTTCAGTGCAGTAAACATCGACTTCCCGCCTTGCTTGAAGTCGCTCTTCCGTCCTGTTTCGGTTGTTATTGTAGGCAACAAACCAGACGCGATCTCTTCGGTGTGGAGCGCCGACACCGCAAGCTGGAAGTAGGAACGGTTGAACGGCGTACCCTTGAGCTTCCAAGTCAGCGCACACCTCTTCGAAGACCATCCCTCCATTCCAACCAACAAGGCCGCGAACGTTTTCGCCCACGACGTAGCGCGGGGCGCATTCTCGAATAACGCGCAGCATCTCTGGCCACAAGTGGCGCTCGTCCTCCTTTCCCTTTCGCTTTCCGGCGAGTGAGTAGGGTTGGCAGGGGAACCCTCCTGTGAGGATATCAATTCGTCCAGCGTAAGCTGTCGCGTCGAGTTCTTTGATGTCTCCATGTTGTATGGTGTTTGGGAAGTGATGTTTCAAGACTTGTTGCGGGAACTCTTCCCACTCGCAGTTGAAGACGTTGTTCCAACCCATCCACTCGGCGGCCAAGTCGAAACCGCCGATCCCGGAAAAGAGAGACGCGTGGTTCACGTCTCCCTTGTTGGTTCAAGGACTTTCAACTCATGCTCCCGGTACTCGACCTCTCCGTGAAGTTGTAGGTAGGTCGTGTTCTTGGTCTCCACGATTTGCCGGGCGTGCTTCAGGATGCCGCTTGGGTTCTTCGTCATCCAGTTACCCACGGTCTTTTCACTCACTCCCAGCTCTTCGGCGCATTGCTTTTGGGAGCCAAAGTGTTTCTTGATGTAGTCTTTCATGGTCTTGTTTTAGTGGCTTCGTGGCAAGTCGTCAGCGTTCAAACGACCTTGTCGAAGTCCCTTGTTGTAAAATCGCACGAAGTGTCGTGCCCAGTTGTCCTTGCCGCTTTGTGGCAAGATGCTCTCGAAGTGTTTGTCCAAGGCAGTAAACAAACGCTTGGCGCTGAAACCCTCCAACTTTCTCATGTCAATAATGGCCATGAGCACGGCCTTACTCGTAAAGACCGGATTCATCTTCCCGTAGCTTATGAGCTTGGTCAAGATTTGCTCCTTCTCCGGCGTCATCTCGTAGACGTATTTCCCTCCTGTGATGACCTTGGTATGTGCTCCTTCATTGGGTGAGAGAAGCGCGCAAATTGACGTCATCTTGTGGGGTCTGAATTTCTCTCCGGCTTGGCGGAGTTTGACGTAGTTGTCATTCCCGCCGGTGGCGTAGTAGTGAATCCAGTCACTCATTCTCCACGCCAACTGGTGGGCATTCATCTCCGCAATGTCTGAAATTGACATGTTCTTCTGAATGTATGAGAGCTTCACGGGTGTTGTTGTTGTCTTGTTGATCCACCGGATGGCCTCAACGCGGTGTTGTCCATCGAGGATGACGTTCTTTTTTGAGACGGTGATAGGAACTTTCAAGCCCACTCGCTTGATTGACTCTGCCAACCTTCGCACGGCGCCCCTGTTCAAGTGACGGTTTTGTTCGTGGAAGGTGAATTGGTCGAGGTTGGTAGTGTAGTTGATATTCATCATTTCAGGTTTTGTGTTTGGTGTAATTCGTCGAGCATCTTGTCTTGTTGGTCTGGTCCTGTGATGGCTTGATAGGTGTTTGGCTCGGCGGACATGGAGGTGAACCAGTCACCCCCCGTCCATTTGCCGACCGCGTAGACGTAGCCGTCTCCCATCTTCCAAGCGCAGAGGTACCAGCCCTCCTCCGTTGGTGTTTCTGTCTCCCACATCAGACCTCTACTTCGTCTTTGATGACCTTTCGAGCACTCAAGGCCACCCGAGCGAGTTGCAACACGATCGAGTCGTAGTCCTTTTGAAACGGGTCTCCTGCCGCTTGCATGGCACAAGCCACGGCCCAGCTTGCAACGATGCCTTTGACGTCATTGTTGGCAGGTGCTTTGGGGCTTGATGAACCGCCACCATTGAAGCCGGGTTTGTCGAGCTTGAGGCGTGGTCCCCACTTGGTGGTGTTTTGCTCTTTGACCACGCACTCGTCTCCTTCCTTCCACTTGTCTGGAGTCATAGCGTTTACCTCTCCGACCATGCCATTTTCGAGGATGACGTCGAATTTGTGGTACGTCTTTCCGTTGTAGTCGAACGTCCCCTGCGGGGTGATGTTCTGAATTTTGGTTGTTTGTTCCATTGTGTTTGGGTTTTGGATTTCTTTGATTCTTTTCACCCGGTGGCCGGGTGGGATAACGTCAAGGGCTTTTTGTTTTGCTTCGTCTGCATCGACCGCGTTGAACTGTGCCTTGTCCCAGTCGTCGTGATCGTGCCCCCGGAAGTAGGTTACTTCGTATCGAGGCATGGTGAATAGATGTATTTGGTAACGGTGGTTTCCGTCCCCCACCGCGTAGGGACTTTCAGAGGTTGGCTTGTGATGTCGTAGCCCTCACTCCGTAGCTCATGGATGCGTGACGCGAGGCGCGTGTTGCCAAGGTCGCGGATAGCTTCGAGGGTCGTGATGCTCCCGAACTCTTCCAAGTATTCGAGGAGGCGAGTTTTGTGTGTGTGTTTCATCCGGCAATTTGTTTCTTGAAGTCAGACCACAGGGAGTCAAACTTACGCTTGAACTCGTCAGCGTCGCGGGCAACCTCTTGTCGTGTGAAGTTGGCCGTCCATTCGTTGAAGTCTTCCGCTGGTTGGTCAGGGTAGACGGTGTGGGAGATTCCGTTGGGCTTCAGCATTACCACTCTTTTTTCAGGTCAAGGAACAAGGCCATCTCTGCCCGGAAGTCGTCAATCTCTCCGAGCGTCATGTCTTTGAACTCGTTTCCGCGTAAGCGGGTGGCGATCTCGTAGGCGAGGTCGCGGCCTTTGGTGCTTTTGTTTTGCATCGTGTTGGGGGTTTGTGTTTCGTTCATCATGGGGGCAAGGTAGAAAGAAACTTCCATCCAACCTAATGTTTCAAGAAATTTTTTTCCATGCAAAGAAAAAGGGCCCCCGACGTTTCGGGCGACCCTTCAACCTGTGATGAATGAAACACTAATCCTTCCCCTCGAAGAACGAGAGGCAAAGCGGGACTATGCCAACCCCAGCTAGGACGATGCCTTCCCAAGATAAGCCATGCGTGTGTATTTGCCAAAGGGCTTCGGTAACAATCGCACCTCCGATGGTTCTTTTGGCGCTCCATCTCTTGAGGTCGCCTTTGGTCTTGAACATCTCCGTAACGTCCAAGTTTTGGAGTATCTGGAAAGCCGGCTTCACGTCGCCTCCCGGATGGTCCACACGTAGTCGTCGCGGCGCTCTTCCAAGCAACCCCACCAACCCCCGAGGCGTGGCGTCGAGAAGTTCTTTTCCGTAGCCCAGCCCGCGTACCTATCTCCCAGCTTCTTATATGAGCCGAGGCGTAGGTGATGGACCGTGCGTTGTTCGAGCTTCATGGAGTTGGTGATGCGGTCCACGGTGATAGGTAGGTGCCACTTCTGGTGATCGTGGCCGCGAACAATCAAGTCCGCATCCGGGAAGTCCTTTTGGTCGATGTCCGCTCCAAGGATTCCTTTCGAGCGTTTGGCGCCCCCTCCGTAGCCGTGATGGTAGTGGATGTTGAAACGACGGCGGGCCGAGCCGCTGCGGTGTGCTTGGACAACCAACCAACCCGCGTACCCTCCAACCTCGACGTGACCCCCTGCCGCGTTCAAGATTTGAGCGACGCGGTCAATGGGGCTGACCATCATTCGTTTCTCAATGTTCGTTTCGTGGTTGCCCTTGGAGATGAACTTAATAACGTCGGCGTACTTGGCCAACTTCTCGCCTACGTCCTGGATAACCTCGTCCACGTACACGCAGGACTTGTACTCTGGGCGGAGTTCGGAGTAGTTCCCACGAGGGTCGTACTTGCCCTGCATGAGGTCGAACAAGTCTCCGAAGATGAACACCCCGGCGCCCAACTCTCGTGCTTCTTCGAGGTGGCGATGGAGCCGCTCCCGATCGCATTTCATGGCGTCGTAGTGGATGTCGGAAATAAAGAGGAAGTGTTGTTGTCCTTTGCGCTGCTCTACGTTGCAGTCGACGGCGTGGACGGTGCGGTGTTTGCGGGTGAGGTGCATTCGTTAATATACCCAAAGGCAGTTTGGTGTCTTGTTCGGGTCGA